GCGATGAAGGCGTCCGAGTGGACGCCCGGGACGTCGGCGACCTTCTGCCCGTTCGACGTGTGCTCGACGGTCGGGCCGGTCAGTTGCTTCACCCCGAACGTGCGGACGGGGGAGCTGCCGCCGCCGAAACTCGGCGGGTCGATGTTCACGCCGGTAAAGTTCGCCTGCCCGTCGATGAGGGACTGGGCGGCGGCGCTCGTCACCCCCGGGGCGTGCTCCTGAATCCACAGGTAGCGGGACAGCGTCTTGGTCGTCTCGCCGATGTTCGACAGGATGCCCCGGACGACCTGCAGCGACTCCGCCACGCTGAAGAAGTCCGACACCCCCCGCTTCACGCACCCGTCCACGTTCGCCTTGAGGTGGACGATCCGCCCCGCCGGGACCAGCTCGCCCTCGGTGCTGTCCAGGTTCTCCGCCAGCCAGTACGCCTCCCGCCCCTCCGCGTCCCCGTCGGCCGCCTTCACCCCCATGTACCAGTCGGAGTCGGGGCCGGCGCCGGCGGGGCTGCGGACCTGCTCCGGCTCGACGAACCGGACGCCCGGCAGCCCGTCGTCGCCGGGGCCGCCATCGAAGAACCGGACGATGGCCTCCCCGTCCCGGCTGGCGCGGACCACGCTCTCCCGCTGCCGGTCGGCGGGCGGGGTCGGGTCCGACCCGTCGAGGTCGCCGGGGGCGAGGCGGGCGGCGCCCTCGCCCCACCCGGCGAACGCGCACCACTCGTCGTAGAACTCCTGGCACTTGACCACCGCCGGGTCCGGGCTGTCGTCCGCCGCCGCCCCGGGCCGCGACCCCCGCAGCACCACCTCGACCTTGCACCCGTCGCCGTTGACGAAGTTGACGACGTGGCCGAGGAACCCGATGGCCAGCTCGTTCCGCTCGCACAGCCACCGGGACAGGAGCATCGACCCCCGCCACTCGGTCTCCGTCATCATCCCGCCGGGCTCGGCCGAGTGGGACTTCGACCGCTCCCGCGGGTAGCCGAACACGCCGGACAGGCCCAGCCCCGCGAACGGGCCGACCCCGCCCGTGAACGCCGGGTCGGTGTACGGGCTGTCGAAGTACGGCCACGGCGTCCCGACGGACTCCCGCACCCGCCGGGGCTGCCGGACGGGGCTGGCGTGGCTCAGGCCGCGGACCGGTCGGGTCATCACGTCACCAGATGTAGCCAAAGTGGCCCGCGACGCAGCCAATTCCACTCGGCGGCGCACACCGGGCACTCGCACCGGACCTCGTTCGGGTCGCCCTCGAACGGCCGGGCGAACTGCTCGCCGCACCGCCAGCACGCCGCCTCGACCGCGCCGCCGGAGACGGCGCGCAGGGGTTCGCAGCGGTACAACTGCTCGACCAGCCCCTCCGCCTCGCAGCGGACCCAATCCTCGTCGTCATCGTCCCACTCCCACCACTCGACCGTCGCCGTGTAGTCCCCCGCCGACACCAGCCGCGCGACCGGCCCGCCGTGGCCCCAGACGACCAACACCGGTTCCGGTCGGGTCATCGCTTCTCGCCCCGGATGAATGGGGAGTCGGGCGTCGGTCCGAAGAACTCGCCGACCCGGGCGCTGTTGTCAAACTGCCACGCCGGCTCCAGCCCCACCTCCGGCAACTCCAGACCCTCGGGGGTCATCGGGAACGACGGGTGCTCGACCACGAAGGTCAGGCAGTGCCGCGCGAAGTCCGAGTGGACCGACAGCACCCGCGCCCCGTCGGGCAGACGCCGGTTGACGCCCCGCTCCAGCAGTGCGGGCACGGCCTCCAGCGTCACCCGCACCAACCCCAGCCGCCGCTCGCTCATCGCTTCACCCCGTTGACGATCTCCTCCAGCCGCCGCACCGCCAGTTCGAGCGCGTCCGGCCCGTCGTCGTGCTCGCCGTTCGGGAACTGCTGGAGCTGCGCCCCGAGCAGCTTCCCGCCCTTCGTCGCCCGCAGCCGGATGCGGCCCCGCGCCAGGTACGGCCCCAGCCGCATCCGGATCCGGTCGGTCTTCGGCACCTTGTTCTCGTACCCCATGACCGGGAACATCACGCCCGACTGCCGCTGCTGCCGCTCGATCTCCGCGACCAGCAATTCTTGCCCGACGTTCGTCTCCACTACCATGCTGCTCCCGCGGTACTCCCTCGCCAGCGCCACCCCCCGCCCGACGTGCTGGTGGACGTCCCCGGTGTTCGCCATCACCGCGTCCGCCCAGATGGTGAGTTGCCGGTCCAACCGGGCCACCACCAGCGCCGCGTAGTCCCCCGCCTTGACCTCGCGGCCCCGGTTCGGGTCGAACCCGATCACCGTGACGGGGTACTCCGAGTCGGGCAGCCACTCGTCGAACCAGATTTCTTTCCGGAAGTAGCTGACGGGCCACTCGGCCCCCTCCAGGTCCACGAACTCGCCGCCGAGTTCCTGCGCCGCGAACCCGTCGTCGTACTGCTCGGCGAGGGTCCGGGCGAAGTCCGGCGGGAGGAACGGGTTCTGCCCGGTCCGGGCGCGAAAGAGTTCCGTGTTCGGCCGCCCGGTGGCGAAGACCTCGTGCGTCCAGTGCGCCCACCCCTTCGGCGTGAACGTCGCCGACAACCACCCCTGCTGCCCGCCCTCCCGCAGGCACGCGATGACGATCTTGAAGGCGTCCTCGGTCATCAGGGACGCCTCGTCGAGCCACGCCCCCGACAGGTTCGGGCCGCGCATCCGCTCCGGGTCCTCGGCGGTCCGAAAGCGTACCTCCGCCTCCCCGCCGTCGAGCAGGAGGGCGGCGGTCGGGTACGGGGAGAGGCGGACCTTGCCCCAGACGCCGAAGTCCTGGGCGAGCGCCTTGAACGTCGGGAACGTGGTGTCCCCCATCAGCACCCCGGTCGGGGAGCCGACGAGGTACGACCGCCCCGGCCGCGCCCGGCGGATGAGGTCGTAGGCGCCGCACCAGGACTTCCCGGCCCCCCGCCCGCCGACGAACGCGCGGTACAGGCTCCGGGACCGCCGGAACTCAGCCTGCGCCCGGTGCAGCCTCACCCTCCGCGTCACCGTCTCCAACCACGTCCTCCTCGACGACCAGCCGGGCCGACGTCGTCTGCTCCACCTCGGACCGCTCGACGTACCCGCGGTCCTTCGCCTGCGTCTTCAGGAAGAAGCACACCGCCCACGCCTCGCCCGACCGGGCCTGCTTGTACAACTCCGACTCCACGTCGTCCTTGACGGTCTCCCGGGCCTCGTCCCGGACGGGCGCCAGCTCCGGGTGGGCGGTGATGAAGTTGGCCACCGCCGCCCGGGTCACGCCGAACGCCCGCCCCACCGCCGCGACGTTCCCGTCCAGCTTCCGCAGTTGCGTGGTCACGTTCTCGACGGTCAGCTTCTTCGGCATTTCTTTTGAGGCGTTAGTTTCGGCACGTACCCACACCCCACCCTACCCGCCCGACCCCGCCCGCCGTCCATGCTGTTCGCCCGGCGTGGTATGATGGGGTAGGAATTCCCGACGACGCGGAGGTCGCCATGCCCGGACCGAGCGGCGAGCGGTGCGACGAGTGCTACTACTGGTCATACGACGAGCGGTGCCGCCGGGGGGCGCCGGTCGCCTACCCGAACGGAGTGGTGCGGGCGGCCCAGCGGGAGGCAATGACCGAGGACGGCGAGCACGTTGAACCCTACCTGATCGTCTGGCCCGATACCGCCCCCGACGACTGGTGCGGCGAGTTCCGCCCCCGCGAGAAGTGAAAAGGGGGCCGGGAACTCAGTCCCGACGACGCGGAGGTCGCCATGCCGTCGATGTCCGCGTGGGCGTGGGTGGTCCTGTCCGGCGGGGCGGAGGTCGAGCCGGGGAAGTCGCCGCCGGAACGGGCGCGTGACCGGCCGCCGGTCCGGGCGGTCACGCTGACCAGCCCCGTCGAGGTGGTTGTCGCCGGCCCGCCCCTGCCCAACCTGGACGACCCCGTGGACGAGGACGACCTGCACGGCTTCGACCGGGTGGGGGTCATGGTGACGGGGTGGAAGTGGGGCGAGGGGGCGTGGCTGCGGTCCGCCGTCGTCCACTTCTGCCGGGCCGCCGACCTGCCCCCGCCGCCGTGGCGACCGGAATCGCTACTGGCGGCGGTCTGGCCGGGCGTCCGGTTCACGCTGCGGAACCAGACGTTGCCCCGGTTCCTGGACGAGCCGCCGCCGGAAACGAAAAAGGGTCAGGGGGCGGCTGCCAGACGCACCCCCTGACCCGTCCCACCCCCGCATACCCGCACGCCGGCACACGGGTCGCCCCATTCTACGCAGGGCACCCGCATGAGCGCCAGTCAACCCAGGACGCACCGGCTGCGAGCCCTCCAGCTCGCCATCCCCCTGCCGCCGGGGGTGTGCTGGGACGCGCCGGCGGCCCACACCCGCCCCGGGAACGTCTCGCCCACCCGGTACGCCGACATCGTCCGGGGGGCGCTCCTCGACCGGTTCGAGCGGATGACCGCCGACGGGGACCGACTCCGCCGCATCGCCGCCCACTACGGCATCAGCGAGGAGCGGACCATCGACCTGTTCTACACGCTCCAGCTGTTCCTGTTCCCGGAGGAGATGGAGGCGGACCCCGAGGTCGAGGCGGAGATCGCCGCCATGCGGGGGCGGAAGTCCGGCGTGGTCCCGGCGGGCGGGCTGGAGCGGTGCTCGGACGAGATGTTCCGGGCGTTCGCGGACCGCCTCAGTCGGGGCTAGACGTACAGGGCGTTCCCGCTCTTCAGCTGCCAGCGCCCGGTGGCGTGCGTCATGCACGGCGAACACTTCTTGCACGGCTTGCCCCTTACCGGGCGCTCGCAGTACCAGACCAGCGGCGTGAGCTTGTGGGCGTCCAGGAGGTTCAGCACCTGCGCCTTGCTGACCCACTCCATCGGGACCACCAGGTTGCCCTTCCGCCCGGCCACCGCCTTGAGCTGGTCGAACGCCAGGCGCAGTTGAGGCAGGTAGTGGATGGCGCAGTCGGACTTGATGTAGCCCAGGTACAGGTCCTCGTCCCGGAGCAGGTAGGCGACCGCCGCCGTGAGCCAGACGACCGGCTGGATCACCCCGCCGTCCTCGCCGGTCGGCTCGGCGGCGAAGTCCGGCGGCCCGCCCTTGCCCGTGCCGTGCCCGACCGTCACCTCCAGGGACTTGAACGCGTAACCCATCCGCCTGAATCTGGCCTTCAGGTTCGCCCGCGCCGCCCGCTGCTCCTTGACCGCGGCGACCTGCGGGTGTATCACCGTCAGCGCCCGGACGTTGTAGTCGCGCCGCAACATCTCGTGCAGCAGGCAGGTCGAGTCCGCCCCGCCGGACCACAGGACCAGGGCGTTGTTCGGGTTGGACGGCAGAATCATCGGTTCTCCAAGGGGGTTCTCGCCTCCGCACGGTGCGGACCTTTCACACGCGACTTACGCCTTTCGGACCGCCTGGCTCCCGGGCGGCCCCTTCGGGCCGGCGTACCCGT